AAAAAGCATGGCGCTATGGGCGTTTTGGCTTTGTGGCTTAGTTACACACATTTCGAAGTTCAGGATCTAAAAGCGCGTTTATTTGCGTGTTTGGAAAAAGAAAACGGAATACAACGAAATGAAAAAAGCGATCCAGATAAACAAAAATCGGTTGCTGTTTTACCCACTGAAAAAAAGCGTAAATTTGCCTAAAAAATAATATGTCAAACGTTAAAAATTACAACGATAAACAGTTACTCGATCGAGTGATGAGTTTAAAAAGTTACAAATTTATTCCTGCGGGATTATGGCTTTTATTCGTTAGATCAAACGAAGACCAAAATAACGTTTTTGACGATAAATGCTATGTTTTTAAATTTAATCAGTTTCAATTCGTAACAAGTTGCACGACAAACAAAGGAAATAAAGGAACTGCGGTAATGTGTGCGGATCAGTGGAATTACGACGCATACGCATACGGGTTGCATAGAGGCAAAATGGAAGCGTTACGGCAAGTAAAACGTGTTCCATATCAAAGAGACTTCACAAAGGACGGTAAAACGAACCCAACAACGGAAATTAAAACCGATATTATTCACTTGAATATACACGGCGCAACTTATAACCGTGGATCGAAGCAAGTCGCAACGCAAATTGGTGGATGGTCCGAGGGTTGTTTAGTTTTAAATAATAATCCGGATTACGAAAAAATGGTAAAAATGGCAAAGGATTACAGCGCAGTTTCAATATGTTTAATTAATGAATTTTAAAAAATGGCAAAGAAAAAAGTAGTAAAAATTGATACGAATAACGTAGATATTAATTTGGAAAAAGACGGGACCAATATAAAATTGGACGTAGATACTAAAAACGTAGATATTCACGTATTAAAAGACGAACTGAATAAGGAGTTTAAATACGATAGTAAAAATATTGATATTGATATTAAAAAAACGCCTGAAGGGATCGAGGTGAAAGTCGACGCGACGGGCGCCCTTTGGAAAATCATAGCAAAAAGAATAGTAAAATTTGTTTTAAAGAAATTTAAACGCTAAATTTGGATGCTTTGATATGCTTTGTTTTTTAATTTACCTCATGAAACCCACTTAATTTAGGTGGGTTTTGTGTTTTATATCATTTTTTTTCGTTCAGAAATCCTAATGTTTACAAGGGTTTTAAAAATAAATTGAAAATAATTGAAAATAAATTAGGTTTATATTAATTATTTATATTAAATTTGTCTTAACAAAAACGAAATGATTATGACAACTGAAAAATTATTAGAATTATTGAAAAAAGAAAACGAGTTAAACGGTGGTGTTTATACAGATCGTAAAAAAACAATTATTGAAATGTTAAGAATGAGGGGTGTAAATATTAATTAAAAAACGAGGGGTGCGACTCAGTAACGCACATTTTAAAATTAAAACTATGAAAAATCAATCAGTAAACACGTTTATTCCATTAAAGCCTAATTTAATGTACATGATTAGAAAATGGAGATCAAAGAATACGAAGTACGAAAAAAGTGGATCTTTTAACGTAGATCTTTATTTAGATTATTTATCAGTTATAAACGATTATCCTACAAAATGAATTGGAAAAATAGACAAAGACGCACAAAGCAAGTTGAAATTTCTTTGGAGTACACATACGAAGTTGATTTAAAGCATGTTTTAAACGTTTTAAGCGACTTAATTAGTTCAGGAATGGAAATGTATTCAGGAGAATTAAAAAGCCTTGAAAACGAAGATAAAAGCAATAAGTTTAATTTTATTCAAAGCTTTACCGGAACGGTCCACGAAAGCAAAGAATCGGAAATAAATGGAGTTTTAAAATTAGTAATAAAATCAAAGTTATGAAAACAGCAGTAGAATGGTTACTTGATAATTTAATGACAGAACCACATTCAGAATTAGATTTTGAGCATAATGAAAATTGTTGGAATAAAGCCCAAGAAATGGAGAAACAACAAATAATTGATGCGCATGGCAATAAACAAAAGACAAAAAGCAATCCAGACTCAATTGTAACATACGGTTATACTTATACGGGTGAAATGTATTATAATGAAAAATTTAAATCAGAATAGAATGAGCACAAAAGACAAAGCAACAGAAATTTACAACCGTTCGATTAGATTGCACGGTTTAAATGAAGGGAAAATACAAGCTATAAATTCAGCGGTTGCGGCTCAAAATTTAGCGCCGTTTGATCAGCAAAAGTTTTGGGACGCGGTAATAAAAGAAATTCAATTTAAGTAATGAAGTATTTACTTTATTTTTGCTATTTCGTGGTAGTTAGTTCGATTTTATCGGTAATTTATTTAATATTTGCAATATGTACACTCGAATAATTTATTACAGTTGGATAATTTTAGCAGCTATTTCCGTTGTTACGCTTTGTTATGTCGTTATTAATTGAATTACACGAAGCAAAGCTACCATTTGCGGTTATTATTTCACACGAAATTACGGGAACCAACTACAGCGTTATTTACCAGGATCGTTTAATTAGATCAAAAGAAATGATTGGAGCAGAAATAAATTATTTTTTGAATATTCGTAAACAAATGAAATTAATTAGCGCCCAGGGAATAGGATCAGTTTGGGAATATAATAATTTCAGGTTAAAAATGCCGCATAGTTTGAAGTACAATTATTTAATAAGGAATCAAATAACAAAGAACTCATGAAGGTAAAACGTAATTTAACACGGTATAAATACAGTCGTTTATTGGTAAAAATTAATCGAATTACACAATTAAATAATCGATTATTGAATAAAAAAAAGATAAATAATGAATTTGATTAATTATGTACAGGTACGTATTAAAAAAAGCAATATTGGAAACTAATACGGAAACTTGGTTAAGTTATTACCGTGCAACGTATTCAAATGGAATAAGGGAAATGGACGAATTTTACGAACTCGATGAATTAATTCCAACAATTTTAGAAGCAAATCATTTTTAATTAGAAAATAATTTGTATATTTGACTTCGGTTCGTCTTCACACTATAGAACCTAAAGATGTTATTAAGACCTTTTAATGAATTTGGACGTGAAGACCCAAAGGAGTTAAGAGGTTTTTTTTATGCTTAAAATTTTACAAATGGCAACAGACAAAAAAGGGTTTATTTTATACGCAGATCAAAAAGCGTTATTCGACCAGCTACCAAATGACAAAGCAGGAGAATTGATTAAGTTTATTTTTTCTTACGTAAACGATGAAAATCCAATTAGCGAAGATTTAATTATAAATTTAGCTTTTACGCCTATTCAACAACAATTAAAACGAGACTTAATAAAATACAAAGAAACAAAAGAAAGCAGAAGCAAAGCGGGTAAAGCAGGGGCTAACAAACGATGGCAAAATATAACAGAAGATAGCAAAGGCATTTCGAGTATAGCAAAAATAGCTGATAATGTAACTGATAATGTTAATGTAAATGATAATGTAAATAAGAATAATAATATAGAGGATCGCAAAAACAAGTTTTACGATTCGCTTGCTATTTTTGTTTCTGAATTTCCAAAAGAAATGATTAGGGATTTTTACAACTATTGGAGCGAACACGGAATACACGACAAAAAAATGAGATTTGAAAAAGAAAAAACTTTCGGAATTAAACAAAGATTAACTGTTTGGTTAAATAGAAACCCTAATCAATACAAAAACAATTTAGAGCCTGAAATGGATGCACTCGCAAAACACTTATTCGAACACAATGCAAAATTCAGCAGGTAAATCAATTAATTACCTACTCGATTATCGAAACGGTAAAATAAAACAAGGCCTTGAAATAGGCTGCAATTTGGATAATTATTTAAGGTTTAAACCTAAACAACTGAATATAATTTTAGGCCACGATAACGTAGGAAAAACGTATTTTATTAATTGGTATTTTTTGACACTTGCAATTAAACACAACCTGAAATTTATATTATGGAGCGGCGAAAACCAACAAGGCCAAATTTTACGCGATATGATCCAAATTTACAGCGGCCAAAATTTTATGGAATTAACCGAAAAAGAAATTATAAGTTATTCAACGTATATTGAACAATTTTTCGAATTTGTAGATAATAATAAACTTTACAAGCCTGAAGAATTATTAAAAATATTTGAGGAAAGCGACGCAAATGCATGTTTAATCGATCCTTTTACCGGATTAGATCGCGAAATGAGTTACGAAGGTAATTACAGATTTTTAAATTTAGCGCGTCAATTTGTAAATCAAACAGGAAAAACAATTTATATCAATACGCACCCAAATTCGGAAAGCGGCCGCAGTGGTAATTTATACCCTGATGGACACATTTTTAAAGGCCATTTAAAACCACCTTTAAAAGATCACATTGAAGGCGGAAAAGCGTTTTTAAATCGTTGTGATGATATGTTTGTAATTCACCGATTAATTAAGCATGAAACACACAAATATTTGACAATGGTAAACGTTGAAAAAATAAAAGATAAGGACACCGGTGGAGAATTAACGGCTTTGGATAGTCCAATTTTATGTAATTTTAATTTTGGATTAGGGTTTACAGTTAATGAAGTTGATCCTTTAAAAGATCAAAGGCCAAAAAAAATTGCAACCCAATTTCCAACAAAACTAAAATTTGACAACGTACCGGATTTAATTTCCACGAGTGAAAAAATAAGAATCGCAAACGAAAACGCACCATTTTAATGTCGATTGATTAAATATTAAATAAAACAATGTCGAAAAAAACAAAAAAAATCAACCTATGAGTTTAGAAATGTTAAAAAGAAAAGCCGGTTTAAACGTACTTTATTACAGGCTAAAAAACTCGATTGAAGAGATTGAAGCAAAACACCCTGAAAGAAATGATTTGTTAGATCCTATGCGCGAAAGTTTAACCGAGGTTGCGGAATCAATCCAATACTTTACACACTGCGAGAATGTAACGAGCGCCACAAATAGCCGAAACCACGATTTACAGTTGGAAAATATAAAATTAAAACAGGAAAATAAAAGCCTAAATAAACATATCGCTAATTTAATTAATGGATTATGAAAAAATGTAGGTACTGTAAAGAGAAATTCGAGCCTATCGCATTTTTACAAAAAAATTGCTTCGATCCAAATTGCGTAACGGCGTGGATTCAAGAAACAAAACAAAAAGAGTGGAATAAAAAAAAAGCCAAATTAAAAGCGGATTTAATGACCGTTCAGGATTACATAAAAATAGCGCAGCAGGTTTTTAATAAATTCATTCGACTTCGGGACGCGGGAGAAAATTGCATTTCTTGTAATAAACCAGCATTAAAGGAAAACGCGGGGCATTTTTACAACGCGAATAACCATTGGAACGTTCGATTTAACGAAGACAACGTACATTTACAATGTGAGTATTGCAATACTTATTTACACGGCAATTTAATCGAATATAGGGAAAATTTAATTACTAAAATTGGGTTTTACAAATTTTCTATTTTAAAGCATGAATCCGATAAAACGCGCAAATTTTCAATAGATGAGTTAAAAGAAATAATAAAAGAATATAAACAAAAAACAAAAAGCAAATGATTACAAATTTTGAAAATTACACGCATGAATTAACGGACCAGGAATTGGAAATTTTACCTATTGTAATTCATGGATTCAGGGCGTATAAAAAAAACAACCCAATTAAAGCGGAATTAATAGTAAAGCGCATGAATCAATTTTTGGAGGATCGAGGGTATAAAATAAGATTAACCGGTCCACGATTACGAAAGTTAGTAAACTATATTCGTTCAAATAGCTTATTACCGTTAATAGCGACCTCACAGGGGTATTTTACGACTGATTGTAAGCAAACTATTCAGGAACAAATTAAAAGCCTTCAGGAGCGCGCAAATAGCATAAAAAATTGTGCAATTGGATTGGAAAAATTTTTATAATTAGAAAATAATTAGTATTTTTGTTAAGTAGAGTTACGGCTACAAGTAAAAATTTATTGAAGTCCTTAATCTGAGTAGAGCCCGTAACCTCGAAAAGATTAAGGCTTTTTTATTATATGGAAATTTGGAAAGATATACCTGGTTATGAAAACTTGTATAAAGCATCAACAAAAGGTAGAATTAAAATTTTAAAAAAAGAATGGTTATCGGGTAAAAACACAATAAGAGAGCAAGATGAAAAAATTATGGCTCAAGGAATAACAAAAGGTTATTACCAAGTAAAATTACATAAAAATAAAAAATATAAAAATTATAGAGTTCATCAAATTATAGCAATGACATTTTTAAACCATTTGCCTTGTAAAATGAATTTAGTTATTGATCATAAAAATGATAACAAATTAGATAACACGGTTGAAAATTTACAAATAGTTACAAATAGGTTTAATTGTAAAAAAACACAGGGGAAATATTCAAGTAAGTATAAAGGAGTTCATTTACATAAACATTTTTATAAAGATAAAATTTATATATATTATCAATCACGAATATTAATTAAAGGTAAAAAAAAATCACTTGGTTATTTTAAAAATGAATTTGACGCCCATTTGGCTTATCAATCCGCATTAAAAGAATTATAAACGTGGTTTAAATAATTTTTTGTAATATTTTTTTAAAAAGTATCTTTATATTAAAAATTTAGATTATATTTGTAAACAATTAAAAAAAACAAAGTTATGAAAGCACTATTTAAAAGCCTTGCGGCATTCCAACAGGAAATCAAAGTAATTCACAAAGGATCTTCCGGTTACGCAAACCAATACAAATTTGCGGATTTACCTAAAATCTTTGAAGCAATTAATCCATTAATGCAAAAGCATGGATTAGGGTTTTCGCAAATGATTAACAGCCACGAAGGACAAAATTATTTAGTTACGATTGTATTCCATTGCGAAAGCGGTGAAAAACTCGAATCGAGTACATTAATTCCAAATGTTCAACTCGCAAAAATGAATGAACACCAATGTTTTGGATCTGGAATAACTTACTACCGACGTTATTGTTTGAGCAGTATTTTAGGTTTGGTTACGGACGTGGACAACGACGCTTCAGGAAAACAAGTTTTAGATTCAAAAAGATTCAGTAATGCAGTTTTAAAAATCCAAAATGGCGATTATAAACGAGCGGATCTGGAAGCAAATTTTGAGTTAACAAAAGAACAAATCAATTTCTTAAATGAAAATGGAATCTAAGGTAGTTTTATTCGACGCAGATAGCCTTGTTTATCAATCGATTTACAAGGTTATTAACTTTGCTGAAATACGCGAAATGTACAAAGCAAAGAAACAACGCTTTGAAATTGAAATGGAAATTTTACAGCGCGGTTACGATCGTTTTGAGAAAATTAGTTTTGATATTTTAAACGAAATTGAAGAGCATTTCCACGTAGAAAAAACCATGTATTTTTTCACTAAGTGTAAACGTAACTTTCGAAAGGAAATCGATCCACAATACAAGGCAAACCGTAAAAAACCAAACAGGTGGATTTCTGAATTACGCGACTATTTAATCGAGTATTGGAATAATTCATTTGCTCACGACGAATACGAAGCGGATGACCTTATTTTTTATAACACGCAGTTACTTCATGAAAAGGATTATATTGTTTGTTCAATTGACAAAGATTTAAAGCAAATTCAAGGTTTACATTTTGATTATTACCAGCTGAAAAGATACGACGAAAACGGCGAAGAGTTCAAAGTGCGTAAAGGTTTTAAATACATGGAAAAAATCGACTGTGAAAATTTACTTTGTGAACTGTTTTTAGTTGGTGACGCATGCGACAATATTAAAGGCGTAAAAGGAATCGGAAAAGCAAAAGCAACTAAAATTATTGAATCAAAAAATACTACCTACGGAAAATTCAGGGCAATTTGCGAAGCTTATAAAAATGAGTGTGAAATGTGGAAAGAAAAATTAAGAATGAATTACAAATTATTAAAATTTAATTAAATGACACCTGAAGTACACGAAGAGATTAACGAATATAAACGCGAAATTAGGGAGTTAAGAAGCGTTTTAATGCACATTATAGATCAGATTGATAATAACACGCCATTAACAAGTGAATCGCTTATAATTAAGATATGTAGAGAAGAATTAAAAATAAATAAATAAAGTAAAATGGAAAGACAAGGACCACGAAAAGGCACAGTTAGTAAATATTTAAAAGTGTGCAATGAAATAAAATACAGGTGCGATAATAAAATATATTTTACATTTGGTAATATCGTAATGGAGTATAAAGTAAGCAATGCGCTAAGTTCATTTTTGAGAAGAAAAGGAATTGTTTGGGAAACTTCCAATAATTTGCATGAATGGAATGAAAAAATTCCGGTTACAAATAAATTAATTTTAAGTTTTTTAAACCATGTGCATGAAATAAACAAAAAAAGTAGAATAAACCAAGAACCTATTGAAACTAATTTATTCACTGAAATAAAAAAAGATCCTGTAAAACGAAATACAAAACAAAAACCCGAACCGCAGGGAATAGGATTAATTCGCAGGTTTATAAAATGGATTTACTAATCAAATAAATAAATAAAAATGGAAAACAAGTACGACAATTCAGGGGCTTTATTCAC